CCAAGCTGGAGGCCATATTTGCCAAGCTTAGTGCGGGCTGCAGCGATATCTGAAGGATCAGCTTTATCGTTTGCAGAACCTGTATCCACAGTCAGGCCAGCGCCTACGTCACCTGTCAGGTTAGTAACACCTTCGATGACTGAAGCGTAACCAGTACCAGCTGTAATAGCGTTGGTAGGCTGTGCTGTGAAGCTAGTCAGTGCACCAGTACCACGCAGGATTGACTTATCGATAGCACGGGCTAAACGACGAGTTGCAGCTGCACGCAAGAAGTCGAGCAGAGGAAGAACTGTATCTTCTTCTTCGTCTTTTGCGAGGTGTGTGGTTGCCATAAACTTATGTGGAGTAAAGTCCACAGAGCTGATGGTGTTCTGGTTGCTGGTTGGGACACGGGTGGCGTCGGCAATGCCTGTAGCAAATGTGCCAGAAGCAAACTGTGCTACATCACCATCGGTGTCTTCGTCAGCGACTGGTACGCGGAATGTTTTCGCGTCAACAGCCATACGGTTAAACATTGGAGCAACAACGAGCTGCTGTTCCATTTCCGTATAAATGTTGCTGGAGAAGTTGCTAAGGAACTGGTCAACAGATGTAACAGCCTTCATGCGAGCACCATACTTGGTGTCAAAGACGTCACGCTTATTTAACAGTTTAGCAACAAGAACGGCGTTTGCCATTTCTTTTTCAGAGAATTGCTCTTTACGAGCGCTTTCCTGATAATGCATTTTAGAACGCTGAAGTGCAGCGATCTCTTCTTGGTATTTTTCCATCTGAGCTTTTAGTTCAGCAACTTGCTCTGATTCGCGTGGGGTGTAAGCGGTATTGCTATCACCTTTAACCAGCATCTGCTGGTCAGCAGCGTCTGCTTCCTTCACGATAGCTTCGCCGGTCTTTTGAACCAGTTCAGCAACAGCAGGCTCAGACACTTGAACTGCAGGAGCAGCTTTTTTGATCTCTTCAGCTGGTGTAGCTTCAGTAAGATCGATTGTATCTACGACTTGATCAGCCATTTTGTCGTTCTCCTTTGTAGAATGATCGTGAAGCTCTTTAGTCAGAATTTCGCTTTTAACCGCGTCTTCACTATTTGGATTTTCTTGTTTTTCGACTTGTGAATGTTCTTCTGTTTTCACATTAACAACATTATCACAGTCTTCGCTATCAGCGTCAACCTCTAAAAATTTAAAGATTGGAGATTGCTCTGTAGCGACATTGGTGACTCTAAACATTTTTTCTTGATAGTTTACAAGATCACCATGTTGAAGTTTACTTGCGTCTTCGGAAAGCAAGTTTGTGAACGGGATAGATGCCATAGGATCTCTAATTTCAAGATCTTCTTCATCATCCTTTTCAATGTCAGTGACTTCTTCCGATGATTCCGCTTTGACCTCAACTTCTTCAGTTTCAGCCTTTTCTTCAGTCATTTCTTCAGACTTCTCTTCTACTGTTTCTTCAACAGCTTCAGTTACTTCCTCAGAAACATCTTCTGATTTAGCCTCAACCTCAACTTCAGTTACTTCTACTTCGGCTTCTTCAGCTTTAGTTTCAATAACTTCGTCTTGTTTTGAGTTACTCATTGCTTCCTCCTCGGTTGGAGACAACGGACGTTCGTTTACAACTTCGCCCTCCTCCATACTATGAATCGGAACACCTGCCATGGTAATGTCGTGTGTATGACCTTCGGCCTCTAACACAACGCCACCCATAACTTTATGAGCGTGGTTTTGCATGTGAGATGCGTAGGTCGTTACACCATTTCCATTCTCATCCATTTCAACAGTATGATAATGACCATCGCTCATATCGGTGATTCCTGCTTTAATTTTACGCATCTTCTTAATTTCTTCGGCATCTGCCTCTTTTAAAGACTTTTTAAATTCGTTGAATTCTTCGTCAGAATCGAAAGACTTACGAATAGAAAAGAGTGAGTCTTGATTACAAGGTACTGATACAACTGAAATTTCTAACAGTTCAACATCTGTAATAATCATAGAATCATCTTCACGATTATACTTTCCATCCTTAACGCGGAAACCAACAGAAAAGCTTTTTAAAGCTCCATCTTTAATTAGAGTTTGAACGCCATGATTTTTCTCAGCTGCTTCTGAAACAGCACCTTCAACGTAGATTCCTTTTTTATCAACACGAATATTGTCAACACGACCAATAGGACAGTCATGTTTATGCTGATAAAGTAATACTGGATTACGACGATAATTTTCTACACCTTTAGCCCATGCTTCTGCAGTGACAATGTCACCAGCACGGTCTTTAGCTGTAGTATTCGCATAACCAGCAATCTTTAAAGATTTAGAACCTTTTTTAAGTGCTTTGGTTTCGAAGGAACTGTTCAAATAAAGAGTTTTATTCATTGATTGTATCCTCTAAATTAGTAGATTCCTCTTGGGAGGGTCTGCCACCTTGGGATGCATCTGTTGCGCTCCCTGTGATGTTCTGTGGTACTCTTATGGTATCATTATTTTCTAGTTTTGGAAATCTTAATCCTTCACGAGCTTCATTTGGGGTAATAATACCAGTGTTAACCAGAGTAGCGTAGTAAACTGCCTGTGTTCTATTATCTGGTTGAAGAGCTGGGACCGCAAGTCTGTCTGGACTAATAGTAACTCCTCCATTAAAGAAGTGAGAGAATGCAGAACAGAATTGAGTTAAGATTGGTAAAACTGTGTGTAAGTAAAATAGTTTCTGGTTTGCATCAATATTTGCATTATTGCCTGACTTTAACAATACATATGGGACGCCTAGTGCTTTTGCCATATCTTGTTGAATGCGCTCAATAGAGTTTTCAAAGTCTAATTGATCAAATGATTTAGTTGAAAATTCATCAATCTTTAATCCACCGTCTAAAATAGCAGGATTACGAGCGCCATCAAAAATAGTTGTATAAGAAGCTCTCCAAGACTCTAAAAGACGCTCTTTAACGCGCTTTGAAAGAATATTATCAGTAGTTAAAACAAAACCTGGAAGAGCGTTATTTTTAAAGAACTGACGTTGGAACTTAATCATATAGTAGTAAAGTTCCATAAGATTTAAAATTGGTTTTAGCTTAGAAGTACCTCTAAAAATTGAGTTTTCATTTTCAGCCATAACATGAATAATTTCATAAGGCTCAAAACGAATAGATTCAGACTTAGAAGTTTGTTTACCTCGTCCAAAACCATAAAAATCATTTGCCTGTTGGTTGTGAACTAAATAATTATAATGAGAAACAAAAGTACGATCATCAGGAACTACTTCTACATCATTAGCAGGAAGAAGATAAAGAGATTCACCGTCATAGTAGAAAAAAGCGTTACCGTCTAAGTGGAAATCTAGAAAAGCACGTCTAAAAAGACGAGCCCTATCTTCAAAAGGATTTGGCTTTAAATTTAGAAGTTTGTTAACTTTTTTAGCAGAACCGCCAGTAACATTTAACGGTATTTCACAGAGAGCATTGATGACCATTTCAACAGAACGATGAACAACCTCGATCTCACGATAAGCCTGTTCATAATCAACAATAGTTTCAGGAGAAGCAAAAGGTTCAAGAGCTGCAACAGATGGTTGCGCTGGATTGAGTTTTTCAGCTACCCACTCTCTAAAACCTCTTCTATCGTTATCTACCATGTTTTTCCTTTTGAATCTCTAACCAATTTATAATTTTTGGTGCCAAATGATTAGAATATCTTTGCCCATAAATTGTGTGTAATCTCTGATGATGAGATTTGCATAACGTGAATAAGTTATGATGATCTAAACTTTCCTTACAGTCTATAGCAAATTTTTCACGAAGGGAAGTAATTTTTTCAACACTATCAATTTCCGTAATCTTATGCTGAGTACACCACTCATTAAAAAGTTGACTTACAGAAAATATATGATGAAGTTCTAGGTTTTCCTTAGACTTACAGATGTAACACTCATCACGTAATTTATAATCTTTTTTAATATAATCTCTTATATATTTTATTGGAAATCTTTTTAACTCAGACATTGTTGAAGCACCTCCCAACGCTTTACGAAATGAGAGGGGTCTCTATTTAATCCTACAGCACCTTCAGGTAAGCATAGTACTTTGGCTTTTATTGTTCTCATCCAAGAGCCTACATGTTTTTTCATTAAATAACTCACAATAATATCATCTCCGCGATCAGGATATCCCCACTTATACAGATCAGGATAAATCTTATTTAACGATTCTTGCTTAATTAGTATACCTGAACCCACTAAAAAATCACAATCAAAATCTTCGCACCAGTGATCTTTAAGTTCGAGGTAAGAGTTAGCAGTAGTAACTCCACTTTTGCCATAAATGCCTATCATATGTTGCCTAGCTCTTCTCATACGTAAAATATCCTTTGGATGAACTATTAAATCATCATCTAAAACCAACTTAAAAGGTTCTGGGAAGTCTTTACATCTTAACCAACGTTCCATGCATTTTCTATTCTCTGTGTTGTTTATAACATCAATTGAATAATCTGTTTTGAATGGTTTGTCTGGATTATTATTAATAACTGTAATAGGAAATAAGCCGTAGTACGCTTCGATTATTTTTTGTACATTGTATGGTCTTTTATAGTTTAATACTATAATTCTTATTTCATCAGGCATAAATTGAAATATTACTCATTTTTTGGTGGGTATAGATAGCGTAGCGTACAGCGTCACAAGGGTGAGACGCCCAATCATGAATTGGTTTCGGATTTTCCGTGTTTGGATTCCATTTATATGCAGCCATGGCAGAAAAGGTGTGTCTAGCACCTTCAGTATCGAAGTATAAACGATCTTGCTCAATTAACACTTGAAGTGAGTTAATACCATCATTCACCGATTTAATTGCATTCTCACAATAAATATCATAATCATAAGCAAAGTCAGCTTTTACCTGTTGTGCGGCTGAATCAATATAGATAGTATCAATACTCCATTCATCTACTTTTTCTTGAATAGCTG